GTACCAAAGTCATAAACTTCTCCTGTTTTTCTAGCACCTTTTTGAATAATTATTTCTTTGTCTGCTTCTGTTGTAAGTGCTTCATCAGTAACTACACCCGATTCAAGTGCTTCAACTAACGCTGTTCTTGATTTAGGAAAAGCAATTACATATCTATCGTAAGGTGCCAGCGATCCACTTTCTTCTAGTTTTTCTATTTGCGAATTTACTCCTGCTGTAACCGAAGTTGCAGCAGTTTCAAGAACTTCATGAACTATAGTTCCTGTTGCTTTTATAGGTGTTTTTATTTTATTCACGTTATCCGCTAATCCTGATTCGCTCATAGGTATTGCTTTAACCTGATACTCGCTTCCGCCAGCGTTAACTTCAAATTCCATATTAATAAATTTAATTGGAATAAAAATTGGACGTTTAATAAAGTTTGCATTATATTGACCGTCTTCGTTCCATCCTTTAAAATCTATTCTTAAACAAAATGGTGCTTCAACATAATTTTTATATCCAGCAGTAGATGCTGCGCCAATTACTGCCTGTACAAAGTTTCCCATGCTGTAAGGTTCAATCACTCTAAAACTAAGTGTAGTTCCTAGTGTAACTCCTGTATTTTTATTAGGAGCAATTACTGCATCTAAGTCAAGATCTTCAATATAATATTCTGCATCGCCGCCGCCAAAGCCGGTGCTTGAAGCTCCCATTTCATCAAGTGTTCTATACCTTTTAGCATATTCTCCGCCGCCACTGCGAATTATATAATTTTTAAAACCGCCTGCGGCTCTATAAACTGCTGGATTGTTATATTCTTCAGGACTTAATACTCCAAGAGTAATAATATAGTTGTAACTGTTATGGTTTCTTAAAGGATTAGGGATTTTACTCGATGATTTTCCAGCATGTTTTACAGTTCCAAAACTTGGGTATAAAACTGCGCCTGGTTGAAGCCAATCATCAAATGCACTATCTGCTGTTCTGTCTCTGTAGAGCTGTGTTACTTGAGAAAATTCTTCATCTGCTAGACCAAATAATTCAGCCGCTCCTTTTTCAATTAAACGTAAAGGTTGATTAATTAAGCCTTGGATTTCTTCTGAGTTAGCTATTAATGCTCCAAGAGGTCCTAAACCTCTTATTTTGTTCGTAATCGAATATCTTAAAGAACCAGTAATTCCTGCTGTAATATTACCTAGTGCTCCTTGAGCTGCACTTCCTAACAATTGCGAATTAAATTTTCCTGAAGATAGTTGTTTAGAAGCATCGTTTATAAATGAATTTGTTTCAGCTGAAACTTGTTTAAAAGTAGCCGTTGCCTGTGATGCTACAGATGACACTGCTTTTTTAAAGTTAAATGGCATTTTATGTTCCTAGCTGCTCTCGTAAATACTTTTCTTGCGGCAGATATATTTTTGTACCTGCAATAAAATCAAATACAGGATCTTTAAGTATATCCATATTCCTTTGTGCAAAAACCCACCATAACTCTCTGTTTCCATACATAATATGTGCTAACAAATCTGGTCTATATGTATATTCTGGTGTTATTTCAAAAAGTATATCGTCTTTTGCAACTGGAATAGGACGAGGTTTTAGAATATCTAAATATCCTGCATTAGTAATTTGTGTATTTGCATAAGGACTTGAAATTGAAATTGACATTAGATAAATCCTTCATCACCGCCTACGTGATTTCCTTTTGCAAAATCATTAAGACTAAATCTTGATTGTGAACGTCTTGCATACTGCGGTTGTACTGTAACTGTAATTGTACTTTGTACTGGTACCATGTTAGTTTGTCCGTCTACTATACATTCTATGTAATCAACATCTGCCGGCATGTCTGTTGTAAAGTTTGTTATAATAACTGGAACATTATTAATTACATGAGGACCATAACCATTTAACCGGCAAACAGGTGGCGGATTTCCTAACGGATCACTGTAACCATAAAACATTTTAGTAGCAGTTCTTAAAAAATGAATTGCTGCTATCCAATATTGTGCATCTCTATAGTTTTCTTGGAAGAATTCGCCAGTAATTGTCATTGCATCCACAACACTGTTTTGGTAAGCATAATATGGATAATTAGTATGTGTAGGTTGTACAGAATTATAATTTGCACTATGACTAAAAAGTATTGTAGGGTTAAAAGGAAATACTAATCTATTTCCAGTGTTAAATGCTGCACTTGATCCTTCTCTTAATGGATCTAATACAGGACCATTTAGCAAAATTTCAGGAATGCTAATACTGACTCTCCAATCACTTGCATCTGATACGCTAATATCTTTAGATATTATTGCTCTTGTGATTGTTCTGTCATTAATAGCAGTAGTGCTAATAAATTTTGAAGCAAGTTTTCCAAGAGGACCTAAGCCGCCAAGTTTTTGTTGCACTACATCAAGTGCAGCATTCTTTAAGGCCTTCTTTCCGTCGTTTACTATGCTTTCTACAAAACTAGAAGCGTTAAATTTAAATGGCATAAATGTTTCTCCTACACTACTATTTAGTTGACAAAATTATGTATGTATATTATAATAAATACAATTAACTGGAGCAATAGATGAGACCTAAGAACTATCTTAACAACAAAGACATTTTAAAAGAAATTCACAAATCAAAAAATACGTTTAATAGCTATGTTGAACAAGATTACGCAAATTATGATATCATACTAGATAGCGTAGAAAAAATCAATATAAGAACTATTGCAGATGCAAAAAGAAATAAAGCAAAAAAACTAAGTCAACAAGATTACGAACAAAGAAAACTTGCAGGCGAACGGGTAAAACAAGCAGACTGCGAAGTTGACTACAAAAAAATCACAAAAGAAGAACTAATCTTTCGTATTATGACGTTTGATCATATTCCAGACGAACCCGGACGCAAGAAAAATCCAAAAACAGTAGCAGATAAAAAAACTAAACTAAATTTTCCTCCTTTCCAACACTACAAGTTTAACGAAAACGACGAATTAGTTTGTGTAGGTAAAAGTCACTGGCAAGGTGGCATGGAAAATGGGTATTTTTCAAAAGATCACGGAAAGGCTACTAATAAATTAGCAATGATGTGGCTAAAATTGGTAGATCGCTATGCAACTCGTGGAAATGTGAGAGGATATACTTACAATGACGAAATGAAAGGACAAGCAATACTGCAACTTGCTCAAATTGGTTTACAGTTTGATGAATCGAAGAGCGACAACCCGTTTGCTTACTACACAGCGGCAGTTACAAACTCATTTGTACGTGTTATCAACCTTGAAAAACGCAATCAAAACATTAGAGACGACATCCTTGAAATGAATGACTTAACACCAAGTTATACAAGACAACATCAAGGGGAATGGGAAGCTGCTATTAGACGCAACGAGGAAGCCTCACAGTCACCTTATTCAAAATAACGGTTGACTAGTGTATATTTTTAGTATATACTTGTACAAGTAACTATGAGGTAACTAGACTTGTTTAAAAAAGCTGCCGTATTTACGGACATACACTTTGGCCTTAAAGGCAACAGTCGTGTACACAACGACGACTGTGAAGAATTTATAGATTGGTTTATTAATACTGCAAAAGAACACGGTTGTGAAACTGCTATCTTTTGTGGAGACTGGCATCACAACCGAAATTCGCTCAATCTTACCACAATGGACGCAACTATCCGCAGTTTAGAAAAACTAGGTAAAGCGTTTGACAAATTTTATATGTTTGTAGGCAATCACGACTTGTATTACAAAGACAAGCGAGAAGTAAGTTCTACAATATTTGGTAAACATATTCCAGGTGTAACATTTGTTGACGAAATATATGAAGAAGAAGATGTAGCACTTGTTCCGTGGCTAGTAGGCGACGAATGGAAAAAAATGGGCAGTGTTAAGTCTAAATATTTGTTTGGTCACTTTGAACTTCCTAGTTTTTACATGAATGCTATGGTACAAATGCCAGATCATGGTGATTTAAAACCTGAACACTTTAAAAATCAAGAGTATGTATTCTCAGGACATTTCCATAAACGCCAAGTACAAGGTAAAATTCATTATATTGGTAATGCGTTTCCGCACAACTATGCAGATGCTTGGGACGACGAACGTGGTATGATGATTCTTGACAAAGAAAACAATGCGGAACCAGAGTATATCAACTGGTGGAACTGTCCTAAATATCGAACAGTTAAACTTTCTGAACTTTTAGACAAGACTGACGAACTTATTAAACCAAAAATGTATCTAAGAGTTACATTAGATTTGCCTATTTCATACGAAGAAGCAAATTTTATCAAAGAAACATTTATTACACAATATGGTTGTAGAGAAATTACACTAATTCCGCAAAAACAAATTGAAGAAATTACAACAGATTTAGATATTGCACAATTTGAAAGTGTAGATCAAATTGTAGCCAGTGAAATTGCAGAATTAGACACAGAAAACTATAATAAAAAAACATTACTAGACATTTATAACGGGTTAGAACATCACACATGATAAAAATTAAAGATTTAACCGTAAAAAACTTTATGAGTGTGGGCAATCAAACCCAAGCTGTTGACTTTAACCGTGAACAGCTTACTTTAGTGCTTGGCGAAAACTTAGACCAAGGAGGTGACGATTCTGGATCACGCAACGGTACAGGCAAAACTACGATAATCAATGCATTATCCTACGCTCTGTACGGTCAAGCACTGACCAACATTAAGAGAAACAATCTTATCAACAAGACAAACTCTAAAGGAATGTTGGTCACCCTACATTTTGAAAAAGACGGACAGGATTATAGGATCGAGCGTGGAAGATCTCCTAATATACTCAAGTTTTTTATCAATGATCACGAGCAAGAACTAACAGACGAAAGCCAAGGCGATAGTCGTAAGACACAAGAAAGCATTAGTGACTTACTTGGTATGAGTCATGATATGTTTAAGCATGTTGTTGCACTTAATACATACTCAGAACCTTTTTTAAGTATGCGAGCAAACGATCAACGTGCTATTATTGAACAGTTATTAGGTATAACACTTCTAACTGAAAAAGCGGAATTACTGAAAGAACAAGTTCGTGTTACTAAAGATTCTATTACAGAAGAAACATTAAAAATAGAAGCAATAAAAACTGCAAATAGTAAAATTGAAGAAAGCATTACTAGTTTAGAAAGTAGACAACGTGCATGGCATGCTAAAAAAGAGCAAGATTGTGCTAAATTACAGCACGGTATTACAGAATTAGAACATTTAAACATTGATGAAGAACTAGAAAAACACGAAGCGTTGTCTAATTGGACTGAAATGAACAATGCTATTTTGGCTCTTAATAAAGAAAAAAGTACACTAGAAGCAGCACTATTACGTGCTACTAAATCTGTTGAAAAGGCTGAAAAAGACATCGCAAATCTCGAAGATGCTACTTGTTATACTTGTGGTCAAGCACTACATGACGATAAAAAAGCAGAAATCGAAGCACGAAAAACTAAAGAATTAAATGATGCATTAGCATATCAGACTGAAGTTGCTGGAAAATTACAAGACGTTCTTGAAGGAATTGACGGAATTGGTAACATCAACGGTAAACCTAATACATTTTATGAAACTGCTAAAGAAGCATACGATCATAGAAACAATGTAGATAATTTAAAGCAAGCATTGCTAAGTAAAGAGCAAGAAGATGATCCATACCAAGCACAAATTGACGATTTAAAAACTACAGCATTACAAGAAATTGATTGGGAGCCAGTAAACGAACTTACTAGCTTAAAAGAACATCAAGAGTTTTTGTTAAAACTGCTAACAAACAAAGATTCGTTTATTCGTAAGAAGATTATTGATCAGAATCTTGCATATTTGAACAACAGGCTCACATATTACCTTGATAAACTAGGCTTACCACACCAAGTAGTATTCCAAAACGACCTAAATGTAGAAATTACCCAACTAGGACAGGATTTAGACTTTGACAACTTGTCAAGAGGTGAACGCAACCGCTTGATACTTGGACTAAGTTTTGCATTCCGTGATGTTTGGGAAAGCCTATACCAAAATATCAACTTATTATTCATTGACGAATTGATTGATAGTGGTATGGACACTGCCGGTGTTGAAAATTCACTAGGCATTCTTAAGAAAATGGGTAGAGAACGTAATAAAAACATTTATTTGATTAGTCACAAAGATGAATTAGTAGGTAGAGTTAATCATGTTCTTAAAGTTGTTAAAGAAAATGGCTTTACGAGCTATGCAAATGATATAGATGTGGTAGATTAATGGAAAGTGACGTACACGATCAGTTAGTTCAAGCATATTTAGAATATTTTAAGGCTAACGAAAAATTTGAAAGGCAAAATAGCGTTCGTACTCATAGGTATGTACGCAAATGTTTACGAGATATTAGGCAACTAGCAAAAGATAGAGCTGACGAAATACATATTCATCATAACACAACAAGAACAACCAGAAAAGATAAAAAATAATATAGGCACCGGTAAGTAAGTTCATGCAATGGACTTATGATGGGAAACAAATTGATACTATACCAGACGAGTATGAAGGATTTGTTTATCTCATAACCAATCTAAAGACTGGACAAAAGTATATAGGCAAGAAACTAGCAAAGTTTAAAACTACAAAGCCACCTCTCAAAGGCAAAAAGAACAAACGCAGAGGCAGTAAAGAATCAGACTGGCGTGACTATTGGGGATCATCAGACAGATTAAATGCAGACGTACAGGCACTAGGCCCAGAAAACTTCACAAGAGAAATACTATACCTATGCAAAGGCCGTGGAGAAATGTCCTATATAGAGGCACGAGAACAGTTTGACCGCCGTGTATTAGAGAGAGATGATTATTACAACGGTATTATTAATGTTAGAGTTGGCGGTTCAGACAAACTACGACAGGCATTGC